TGTTGATTTACCACTTTTAGTCGGCATAACAAGTAAAACACAACTAGGGGGCTTAGGTAAGTTGGGGTGCAGAGGTTTTATTTTTTCTGCTGGTGGGTCAACTATTTTTAAAATTTTTAATTTTTTAGAACTCATTATATAATTATAATATATAATTAAAATTATTCTGAAACTTGTTTAATTTTTTTTTGTATCTTTTAACCAAAAGTATACATAAATTTTTATCATGATTTGGATTATATCTTGGTTCACCACCTAGATTTAAATGTTTATAATCTTTTAACCAATTACCAAATCTTCCATATACACCATATACCCAATCGTCGCAAAACCAATTATGAATTGGTGGTGGATATATAAAACCAAAAATATCAAAATGTTTTTTATGGAATAAAAATTGTGTTGGTATATTATTATTATTAGACCACCCAGCAGAATAACCAATATTATTATTTTTTTGCAATTCTTTAATAAATACTTCTAACCATTTTTCATTATTATCTAATTGTATATCGTCTCCACAACAAAAAACATATTCACATTCTTTAAAAGCTATTTCACTTAATGAGTTCCATATATGTGTTGGTTTTCCTTTATATTGAATATCATATTTATACCAATTTAATTTAATATTTTTATATTTTTTTGGTAATTTAATATTAGAGTATAATTTATCGTCTATATCATAACCAATATATATTTCAATATCTTCTTTTAATATTTCTAATGAAGGTAAAAATATAGTATATAAATATGATTCTTCTAATTTAGTCCATTCTTTGTTATTAGAAGTTGTTGGTATAGTAAATCCAATTTTCATTATATAATATATTATAGATTTTAAATTTTAAATAAACCTATTTATATGATTCAATTAAAAAAATATATGGGTTTAATTTATATAATGGATTTGTTTTTTCTTTTATTCTATATTCCTTTTTTTTTTGTCTATCATATTCTCTTGATTTTTCAATATCTTTTAATCTATTTTGTTTATTGTATTCTTTTTTCAATTCTGCAGAACACTGGGGTTGTTTTTCACCTTTTAACATATAATTTAATCTTTCTTTTCTTTTTCTTTCTCTATCTTTTTCTCTTATTTCTTCAATATGTTTTAATCTATATTGACGTTGATATTCTTTCATATTAATATATATAATATTATAATCTTATGTTTAAATATATTTAGATTATTTAGACGCATAATATATATCATAGTTCCAAAAAAATATTCATAGTTCCAAAAATTATAGCCATAGTTCCAGAAAATTATAGAAAAAAATAATTTTTGGAACCGCGTTTTATGACGCAACACGTCTTAAAACATAAAAATAATATTAATATTTATGACGGATAGTTCCACAAGTTCCAGAAAATTTTCAAAAAAATTCTGAAAATAAAAAAAAAATTTGAGATAAAAAAATATTACAGAACATAAAATTTTCTGTAAAAAAAATGGAACTTCTGGGACTTTGGAACCATTTTTGGAACCCTCAAAATAAATGATCAAAAAAACCACTTTCTCCATATTTTGTTGGTCTAACTGGGTTTAGTGCATTATTTATAGTATTAGCATGTGCAATATTTCGCTGTTGTTCTTCTTGTTGTTTCTTCTTTATTGCTTTTCTTTCTTTTCTTATTTTATCATAACCTTCGATAGCGTCTAGTTGAATTTTTTTAATTAATTCTGGGTTAATATCAAAATTAGTTTTAATAGTTTTTTGTTCAATTGGTTTATCAGATACTTCCTCTTCTAATTTTTGGACTCTTTTTTGTTTAACTTTTTTAACCAATTCAATTTCTTTGTTTTCTAATTCTTTCATTTTCTTCCTTTCTTCTGCCTTTGCACGTCTAACTGCTAGTGCCTTTTCTCTTCCTTTTTTTAAATGTTCTTTTTGTGCTTCTGTAATTTGTCTTTTCTTTTTAACTGGTTTTTTATCTTCAAAAATATTTTCTTCTGGTATAATTCTTTTAGGTTCAACCTTGGGTATAATTTTTTCAACCTCCTCTTCCTCTTCTTCTTCACTTTGATTAACAACTTCTTCCTCACTTTCATTTTCATTAAATTCTAAATCTTGTTCCATTAGTTTAATTACAGGTAATATTTCCATTATATTAATGAAAATATATTAAAATATTTCTAAAAATAATTAAAAATTTATGTTATTTTCTATAAATAAAAATATAATAAAATCTGTAATACAAAAATTACCAAAAACCATAACCCCAACCTTTACTAATATTTTCAGATTTATATTTTTCTAGTTCTTTTTTTTGTTTATCATATTGATTTAATTTAAAATTAATATGTGATATATCATTCCTTATTGTTTTAATATCATTCATTATATCTTTAATAGTATATAAAACTTCTTCAATAGGTTTAACAGCTTTATCATTAGTATCAATATTATCTAAATCCCTATTCATTTATAATTTAATAAATAAAAAAATTCAATAAATATATTGTATAAATATAATATGGATATTAAAGATTTAAAAACACCAAGGCAAATACCAGATAATATAGACGAATGGTCAGACGAGATTGAAGAGTTATTAAGTGAGTGGTGTGAAGTGGCTATATGTTATTCATATCTTCATAATTATTCGCATAGAAAATATAAACATAAACATAACCATATACAAGTCCCTATAATAATTTTATCAACATTAACTGGTGTAGGCAATTTTGCAGTAGATAGTTATATACCAAAAGATTTTCAGCAAGGATTTACAGCTGGTGTAGGTTCATTAAATATTTTTTGTGGTATATTAGGTACATTAGCGTCATTTTTAAGATATAGTGAAACTATGGAAGGGCATAGAATAAGTGGATTAGCGTGGTCTAAATTAGCACGTAATATTGAGATAGAATTATCATTACAAGATAATAAAAGAAAACCTTGTAGAGATTTTTTAAAAATATGTAGAGCAGAATATGATAATTTATTAGAATCAAGCCCAAGTATAGATTTAGATATAATAAACATGTTTAATAAAAAATTCGGTGATACATACCCTAATGTAAGAAAACCAATTGTATGTAATGGTTTAAAAGAAATAAAACCATATAAATTAAATAATGATAAGCAAATAAATGATAAAAAAGATATTAATATACAAATAGAACAAGAAGAGATATTACCATAAATAATTTACAGACCAGTAATTAGAAGTGTTTTTATCTTTATAAGTTAAATTACCATTTTTATCTTTTATTCCTTTTGCTCTTGCTAAATATCTTTTTCTCCTTTCTGAATCATTATGATCTAAATTTTTATATTCTCCAATTTTATCTTTAAATTGTTCCATTCCCTTAAAACCAAATCCAATTTTTTTATAACCTTTTTTATTATCACTTTTAACATAAACAAAATATTTATATCTTGAATTAGTATTATTAACAAAAGGTTTATAAAGAACTGGATTGTTGTATTTGTCGCGAGGCATTATATAATAATATATATTTTTTTATAATATACATAAATTAAAATACTTAAAATTATTTTCTAATATTAAGTATATATATAATGGTTGAATTAACTAATGAACAAATTAATGATATTATAAATCAATATCAACGTAAAAAAGAAAAAGAAAAAGAAAGATATAATAAAATTAAAGATACAGAAGATTTTAAATTAAAAAACAGAGAACGTGCAAAAAATCATTATCAAAATAATAAAGAAGTTAAAAAAAATAAATATCAAGATAATAAAGAATATTTAAATGCTAGAAGTTCATATTATTATTATAAAAGAATGAATAAATTAGAAGATTTTAAAAATAAATATCCAGAAAAAATAAAATTATTAAGTGATAATAATTTAATTATATAAACCAATTTGAATCCTCTTTCATTAATTTTTTTTTATCATTACCTATTAAATAATTATAATGAATTAAAAAACCATTTGGTTTTTTTGTTCTGTGGTATAATCCATTAGGATATTTTTTTAATGGTAATTTTTCATAATTTATAAAATTTTTCATTTTATTTACATATATTTGGTCGCAATCAATTAAGTCAATATCTATATTTTCTGGATTAAAAAATTTTAAAGTAGTTTTATTAGACCTAATAAACATAACACCACTGCATAATTCTCCGTCGTCATTATCGTCTTGTTTATCATTTTGAATTAATAAATCAATTGTATCGTCTTCCATTCTATTATTTAAATCTTTAATAAATCTATCACTTTTATAAACAATATCGCCGTCTGTAAAATAAACAAAATCATTTTCTAATAAAGCTTTATGTATACACCTAAATTTTTGATAAACAACTTTATTCCAATTACCTTGTCTAAATTCTTGAAATTCTTTTATTTTTTGTTCTTCTGGAACTTCTAACATAGTTTTCATGGGATAATGTCTTAATAAATGATATGCTTCTTCGTCAATACAATATACTTCAAGTAATCTTGATTGTCCAATCATACTTAATGATTTTAAACAATTTTTTGTATATTCAACATATCCTTTATTTGTAAGTGTAATATAAGCAATTTTAGTCATTATATATTTATATTAGATTTAAAATTTATTAAATTAACATATTATTTTTTTTCTATTAAAAAAATAAAAAATAAAATACTTAAAATTAAAATCTATAATAAGTATATAATAATGGCGAATAATAACTTCCAATCAATAAATTTATCTAATATAATAAATATGACCACATTTACAATTACAGAAAAATATGATATTGTTAATGCTAAAAAATTATTAATGAGTGATATTATAGGTGAAGAATATAAAGCTTCATTACAAAAATATTTTAAACACGGAAAAAATGGAAAAGTAGAAGTAGAATATAAAGTAAATGATATTGGAAGATTAAATATTAAAGTGAAAGATTTAAAAGAAGGTGAAACTTGTTTAGCACAATCTTTTATGAAAAGTATATGTAAATCTGCTATATGTAAAAAATATTATAATGATTTAGATATAGTTAATGCACACCCAGTATTTATATTACAAGTATTCCAAAAATTAAATTATGAATGTACTATATTAAATCAATATGTAAATGATAGAGATAGTATATTTGATTATTGTAAAAATACATATAATTTATCAAGAGATAATGTTAAAACTTTAATAATGAAAATATTTTATGGTGGAACAATAGATTCATTTTGTAAAGAATACAAAATAGATAAATCTTTATTACCTCAATTATTAATTGATTTAGATAATGAAATGAAAACAAATGCAAATAAATTATTGAATAGGAATGATATGATTAAATATAAAATGAAAGCTATTGAAGAAAAAGGAGAAAATTATTATAATATTAATGGAACAGCTATGTCTTACTATGCACAAACAATAGAATGTAAATGTTTATTAACAATATATGAATATTTAAGATCAAAAGATATAAAAGTTGGTGCATTAATTCACGACGGCTTACATATAGATAATGAATATACTGAAATAGAAGAATTAATAGAAGAATTAGAAATAATATTATTAGAAAAAACTGGTTTTAATCTAAAACTTAAAATTAAACCTTTTCAAGAAATAAATGAATTAGAAGAAATGATAGTAATATCAACTGATAAAGAAGGTGGAGATTATATAAGTGATAAATTAAAGAATGATTATCTAATATCGCATGAAAGAATATTTATGAGAATAAATAATGTATGGACAGAAAATCCAAAAGTTATTCAAAGAAACTTAATTAAAATAATTGGTAATATGAATATTTTTATGGAAAAAGAAAGATTTAATAAAGACGGAGATAGATTAGTAGATTTAGTTCCACATTCAACTATGAAGAAAGGGTGTATGGATATGTTAAACTATGTTGAACCAACAGAAGACCCAGATTTTATAGATAAATTATGGAAAAGTAATTTATTTAAAATATGTTTTAAAAATGGTTATTATGATTTTAAACAATCAAAATTACAAACATATGATATAGATACACATACAACTATTAAAATAAATAGAGATTATGCAGAACCTAATGAAGAATATATAAAACAAGTATATGAAAAAATATTAAATCCAATATTTAATAATGATAAAGAACTAATGGATTGTTGGTTAAATTATATTGCACGTGGATTAGCTGGTCATATTGAAGATAAAAATTGGGGTATAGGTATAGGTGAAAGAGATTGTGGTAAAGGTGTATTAGTTGGACTTCTTGAAAATTGTTTTGGTGATTATTGTAGGTCAACTAATTCAGAAAATTTTTTATTTAAAAAAGGTCAATCAGATACAGCAAAAGCATTATCTTGGTTAGTTCCATTTGAATTTAGAAGATTATTATTAACTAATGAAATAACTATTGATTCAGAAGGTAAATATAGAATAAATGGTAATATATTAAAAAAATTATCTAGTGGTGGAGATAAAATAGAAGCAAGAGTGAATCATAAAGACGAAATAAATTTTAAAATTCAAGCAAGGGTATGCATGTTTTGTAATGACTTACCACCAATTGAACCAGCAGATACAAAAGAAACTAGTTATATGTTTAGGTTCCCTTCTAAATTTTTAAATCCAGACGACGATAGATTAGGTAAACCAATTATGAGACCTATTATGAAACAAGTTAATGAAGAAATAGAATATGAATATGACGAAGAAGGAAATAAAAAAATGATTAATGTATGTAATTTTTATAAAAAAGACGATTTAATTAAACAATGGTGTCAAAAAGAAGAAGTAATGAATGCTTTTATATATATTATATTTAATAATTATGGTAATAAAGCTTTAATACCACATAATATGAAAGAAGATATGAATGACTTTAAAGAAGAAGAAAAAGAAGGAGATATATTTTATTCATTATTTAATTTTGTAGGAGATAAAAATTGGAATGATAAAAAACATGATTGGGTAAGTATAGACCAAATTAAATATTTATTACAAAAATCTAGAATATCATTATCTCCACAAAAATATAAAACATATTTATTATCAAAAGGTTGTATGAAAATTAAAAAATCAATACATAATAAAAAAGTGCACGTATGGGTTAATATACAAATTAATCAACAAAAAGCAGAAGAATTTAATATATATGATTCTATTAGTGATTCAGACGAAGATTAAGTATTATTTATTTTTGTTTTTATTAGACTTATTATTATTGCTCTGCTTATTATTGCTCTCGAAAATATTTTCTTTTACTTTAATTTTAGTTTCTTTATATTTTTTCATATCTTCATAAATATCTAATGGTAATGATTTAGATTTAGTTTTAATCTTTTTTTTATACATATTTATAATATATATAAATAAAATAATTTTAATGCTTACATTTATCAATACATTCTTGACATATTTTCTTTTCTTCTTCTGTCATAATTGAATGGTGATTTTCTAAATGGTGTTTAGCAACACGTGCAACCACTTTATCAATATTAGCTTGATTTTTAGGAATATTAGGATCAAATTTAATTTTTTTGACTGGATACATTATTTATAATTTTAATAATATATTTTTTTATATTTAATAAATTATAAATAAAATGTCATTAGTTATAACCTCAAATGAAATACAAGGAACAGATACTGTAAATTCACAATTCCAAAAACCATATTCTTGGACTAATCATTTAAATCAAAATTTAGTATTACCAGCTAATAGTGAAGTAGCCGTCCAATCTCTTAAAGTAAATAAAGACGGAACAATTACAATTAGTCCATATCATAAATTTTATATATATTTTGGTGTTAAATTAAGTTCAACAACAAATATAAATGATACACAATCAGACGCTCATATTGTAGATTTAGGAATAACAGAACCAACAGATTTAACTGTTGAATCATTAGCAGACCTATTAACTAGTGCTTTAAATAGAGGTCTTCCAACCCCAGAAACTTTTGGATTAGCAGAATGCACAGTAGTTAGAAATAGTAATGGAACAGATTTTCAAGGTTTTAAATTTAAATTTTCAAGCAGAGATAATAATACTGGTGATAATTATATACCCACTAATTGGATTAATTTATGGGCAGATACACAAATTGGTGCTGGTTCTGGATTAACTTTTAATTCAGCAAGTAATACATTAACTCCAATACCTAATTATCAAACTGGACGTAGACTTCAATATTTTAATCAAGCTATGGCGACAAATACACCATTATCATTAAATGGTGGTATATATGAAGTAGATTTAACAAATGCTAGTGGAACAGCGTGGGGTGTAGGATTAAGAAGGTGTCAAGGATCTGCTGGACAACCCACACCAATAGAATATGACCCTTCTATATCAGATTTAGGTTATAGTTATCAATATAATGATTTTGCTGTATATGCTATTCAAGATACTATATTAGGACAAAATCAACAATTTAAAATAAGAGTATATTGTTCAACATATTCAAGTGATAGAGTTTTAGACGAAGATTTATTTTTAACACAAAAAGAAGTTAATTATACAACTGGTAATGGGTCATTTACTTCTGTATATAATTGGTCAACTAATGCTTCTAATATTACAAAAATATTAATAGGTGTTGAAAATGAAAATGTAGAAGTTGTATTAGCTAGTGCTACACACCAATATGTATTAGTTCCAAAAACTGGTAATTTTAAAAAATTAAATGCTAGTAATGGTTTAGTAGAACCAATAAGATTCCCACCAATAAGAGATACTTGTAGAGTATTATATCCAACTGCAATGTTAACTCAAAATGCTTCTAATAATAGAAGTTTAAAAATAGATACATGGGGTGGACGACCAATTCCAAATTTTACTTATAGTAATGCTAATAATGATTGGTATGCTTTTATAACACAAAATGGCTTACAATCTCAATATGAATATAACGTTGAAACAGTTCCAAGATTAGATACAAATGCTGGTCAAGCAACAATAACACAACCTATATATAAAGGTTTAAATGCTAGTGGATATTTTGAAGATTATGATTATGTAATGATATTAAAACCAGATAATGAATTATATAAAGGAACTGAATTAGCAAATATAAGTAAATTAATGGGTTTTCCAAATGTTGTTGTATTAGATAATGCAAGTAAATCTGGATCTAATTTAGAAATAAGTGAATATACAAGTGAAGTAGCACCAACATTAAAATCAACAACTTCTTTATTTGTAAGATTAAATAATTTACCTGTTAAATCTTATAATGCTGGACAATCTAGAAGGTCTCAAATTATATATTCAGCACCGCGTTTTAGTACTGGAACAGACCAATCTGTGGGAGCATTATTTTTTGAATGTCCAGAAAAGACCTATGTATCATTAGATAATCCAAATCCAATTAATTTAAATACACTTAATATAGATATTGTAAATGAGAATGAAACATTAGCAGAAGACTTATTAGGTAAAACTGTTTGCACATTACATTTTAGAGAAAAAAAACGTTAAATATTGAAAATTAAAATCTTATTTAATATATATGGAATATCCAAAAGTATCAATTTTAACCCCAACATATAATAGATCTAAATTCTTACCATTATATGTTCATAATATTAAAAATCAATCTTATCCACATAATAAATTAGAAGTATGTATTTATGACGACGGCACAAAACCTTTTTGTAATCCAGAAGAATTAATGAAATTATTACACCCTATAAAAGTTGTTTATCATTATAATAAAGTTAAAAAATCAATTGGAGAAAAAAGAAATTATTTATGTAAAAAATTAGCAACAAGTAAATATTTAATAATGGTTGACGACGACGACATATATTTAAATGATTATGTATTATATAGTATGGATACATTATTATCAACAAAATCTGGATTAGTAGGATCTAATGGTATGATATTTTGTTATCCAGAAAAAGATTTTAAAATGACAGCAATTAAATGTAAAGAATTATACCAAATACACGAGGCAACTATGCTTTTTACAAAAAAATATTTTTTACAAATGGGTGGTTTTACAAAAAACAGCCAAGGTGAAGGTGCTAAATTAATACAAAATAGAAAAAATGACGTTAAAGAAACTGATTGTAGATATTGTATGATATGTGTAGCACACGAAGGAAATACAGTAGATAAAGAACAATTTGATAAAGAAAATACAGATTTAAAAGATACATATAAAGGAGATAAAGTACAAATATTAAAAGAAGTTTTAAATATAAAATAATTATATTATTAATATTAATATAATGGCGACGAATGAATATACAAATTTAACAATAATAGATTGTAATAGACAACACAGCATTCAAGCAAAAAGTGGTAATAATGAAAATTTAGCATTATTTACTAATGAAATAAAACCATTAAAATTAAAAGTTGGTGATAAAGTTAGTGTTCAAGGTATGTATATTAGTGAAATTGGGGCTGGGTCTGATACAGTAGAATTTAAAGGACAAGATAGTGGAAAAAAAAGAACAATTAATTATACACAAGAAGTATTTGATTATCCAACAACACCAAATGATAGATATAGTAATAACTCACAAGCAGAACCATTAATAACTGGTTATCAATCAGTAGCTGTTGATCAAAATGCTAGTTTAACATATGATATTAAAGATAATGAAACATATATTACAACTCAATATTATTTAAATAATAGTGGAGATAGTGGTTATATATCTTTACCAAGAAGATATGCTCATACAATACAACCAAAAACAGAAACAGATTGGAATAATAATAATTGGACAAGAGTAGATAGTGGCGCTGATTCTGGAAGACCTTATAAAGAAGTGCAGTGGTATCAATATGTTCAATCAGATTATATGTGGTATGATACTTCAACAGACCAAAATTATACTGGATATTATAAATTAATTAATGATAATAGCAGATTTACATTAATGAAAAGATTAGGAGGGACTTTATTAAGACGTGAAACAGTATTACCAGATAATAATTATATAGATAATGGTTATCCACCTCCAATGTCTGGATTATTAGAAGCAAAATATGTAATTTTTAAAGATATAATAAAAGTATCTGTTGATAAAGGTTTTAATAGTCCAGCAACTATATCGCAAGTAATATCTCAACAATTAAAAGAAGCAGACGACCCAGTAGACTTTTTAATTAAATCACAAGATACATATAGACCCTGCACACAATATGTAAAAACACAAACATTTAAACCACAACTATGTGCTAGTTATTCAACATTTAATAGTAGTACATATGATAATTTTGATACAACAAGAGGAAAAGGAACTAATGAAGAAAAAGAAGATTGTTTTAAATATTATAGTAATTTTTACAATATATATGATAAAAGACCAGAAATAAGAATAGCTGGACAAGAATTAAATGATTATACTGGATATGGAAATAGTAATACTTCAACATTAAATTATGCTAGTAGAACAACAGATACATTACAAACACATTTAGAATTTACAGAAGATAATTTAATTAAATTAAAAAATCTATTTTCAGCACAAAAAATATATCCAGAATTATTTAGTAATATAAATGCTCAAAGAATAAATCCACCACATAATAATGTTTATATGAGTGTAGATAATGCTAGGTATTTACATATGAACACTCAATATAATGCTTCAAGGGATTTAAGATTAGGAGGAGATAATATAACTTATAATGCTTCAACAAATAATCAACGAAGTTTACCAGTATTTTTTTATTTTGATAAAAATAATGAAAATAAATATACAGACGGCATAGATACAAATGATCTATGTTATGGATTCGCAACAAAATATTTTCACGTTAATAAATGGTATATAGAATTACACCCAGAATTAATTGGTGGTATTAATCAAGGGTTATATATACAAAATGAAGTAGGAGCATATAATCAACCACCAGTATATGGAAATATAGCACATTCAACAATAATAGGATATGATTATAGTTTTAATGCTTATGGGTCTGCTGTATTATGTGGATTTTCTGGAAGATTATTATATGATTATAATTTGGCGAATTTATGGGGATTACCAGATTTAAGTTATTGGAAACAAGAAAGCGGAGGAACCAATCACCCAGCAATAACATTTGATACTTCTGGATATATGAGATATAATTATGTTGGAACTAATAACCCTAAATTTGAATATGATTCAGATAATAGTAGATTTTATTTTAGTGATTTACATACACCAGAATTAGCTGGTCAAGCTTGGACTGGTGCAGGTGATAGTGCTTCTGGTGTAAGTCCACAAGTAGACGACAATACAAATAATGGTGGAGCAATAGTTTATAAAATAAATAAAAGAGTTAATCCATATACATATACCCCAGATATGAGACCATATGAATTTAGTACAAAAGTTCATTATCCACCACCAGGAGCTGGAGGATCACACCCAGATAGGGATATATCAAAACCAAATAGAAGTATAGCAACTTGGAAAATATTTGATAGTCAAACTGGAATATATATATCAGATTTTGGTTATAATAAAGAAGACTGGGATAATGGGTTATGGGGTATATTAGGATTTACATATGAACAATTTAATAGTGATTTAACAAATAATAATAATAGAATTTCAAGAATAGTTAATACAAATTTAAATAAATTAAATTTACCAACAACTAATTCAGAAATAGTTAGTACAGATACAAGAGATTATATTGTTAATCAATTTGGTGCAGTATATTATACAACACAATTACCTTCAACCTCAACAATAAATACTAAAAGTTTTTTACCAGCTATATCTCAAAATACAGAAAGTATAAAAATAAGAGCGTTAAATTTACCCAGAAAAATGTTAAGACCATATTATTGTATAAGAAGTGATATAATAGATAAACCACATTATGTTGGTGGAAATGAAAGTAATAATTTATTAAGTGTTGTTGGTGTATGTGATAAACAATATTCAGGAGGTGATTTTTATTTTAGTAGTGAAACAGATTTTGAATTTACAATAACAAAAGAAAGAACTATAACAAATATAACAACAAGTATACATGATCCAGACCAATCATTTAGTAATGTTAATTCTGATAGTGCAGTTATATATAAAATACAATCAAGAGTTGTTAATGATTTAGATATAGCACAGCAATTGTTTCAATCGTTAAATACTAAAAAAAAATAAATATATAAATATATAAAATGAAATTTAATTTAAATAAGTTTTTATTATTCTTAATAGAACAAAAAAAATATGAATCATTAGATTATTTAATGAAAATACATAATATTAGACATTTAAAACATAAATTATGATATAAATTAAGTCTTTAAATCCTATTTTGTTATAAAATACTTAAAGAAATATAACAAATTTCGAAATTTGTTATAGTTTTAAGTAGTTTTTGATTAAAATTAAGATTATTTATATCATTTTTTAAAGATATCTTTAATTATATATGACATAATATAAGTTTAAACACTTAAAATTATATATTTATTAAATTATATATGAGTGATATTATTCCTATACCAACTGAAAATATTATTAATGAAGATAAACATTATATTTATTTAAAAAATAAAATATATTCTAAATGTCATGATAAATATATAAAAATTAAATTTGGGAAAAGATTAAATACAAAACCATATAGCACTTTAATTAAAGCTTGTTATGACCCTAATAATCCACATATGACATTAAAAAAAACTGTGGTATTTTATCATTATGATATTTAAAAATTAAATAATATATATTATTAAGTATAGATATGACAATTTATAATGGGTCAGAAGGATCTATTTGTATTTTTTTCAAGGGTTTATTAATCAGTAGTTTTCCATTAAGTAAAAAAAAAACATTAGATAAATATTTATATCAAGGAGATTATTTAATTATGCAATCTAAACATATAAATATTAAACAACAAATAAAAACATATTTACATTTTTCTAATATTATATATACTAAAAAGAAAAATAAATATCCAATATATAGGTCAGACCATGAATTATTTTTATCTTGTATTATGGCTTTATTAAGATTGAAAATTATTGAGAATGACGAAGAAAATGGTTATATGTGTTTTCCTAAATGCAAAAAAAAATTTAAGATATAATTTTTAATTTTCTTGTTTTTCTTTTGGTAATTTTTTTATTAATTCTTTTAATTTATTTTTTAATGTTATATCAACATAATCTTCCAATTTTTGTGTTTTAGTTGAAGTTGGATTTATATCTTGTAATTCTTTTTTATATCTATCCATTTTATTAATAAATGCTTTCATTTCTTCCACAGTTGTTATTGTTTTAGTTTCACCAGTTTCTAAATCTTTAACAGATATAATAGGTAAATCATTTATAACTTTTTGTGTATATTCAAATAATTTATCCCTCATATCTTCAACTTCTTTTTCATATTCTTCATTATCCATAGCATTTAAATATCTATCAGTTATTGATTTTGATATTTTTTTATAATAATTTATAATATCTTTTTTAGTTTTTAATTCTTTTATTTCTTTTATAGCTTTTCTTATAACAACCTTTTTAAATTTAGTTATATCTTTTTTAAAATCTTTCATATCAATTGGTGCATTAGTATCTTTCTTTGGTTCTTCTTTCTTTGATTCTTTTTTCTTTGGTTCTGATTTAATAACTTTACCAACATTTAAATCACCTATTTCAACTCTTCCTTTTGGTTTTTCACCAATTTTAACATTAACTCTTTTACCTCTTATATTTTTTGGAACTGCTGGATATGTTTTAGTTGCTTCTCTTACTTCGTCTTCTTTTTTAGCTTTTGGTTTTAATTCTGATACTGGTTTTAATTTAAGTGGTGGTTCTTTCTTTTCTATTTTTTTATATTGCTCTATTGCTTGTTTTTTAATTTCTCTTTCTTTTTTCTTTTGTTCTTCTTCTTTCTTTTCTTTTCTTTCTTTTGATTTTAATTTTTGCAATTCAGTTTTTGGTTTTGGTTTAGTAATTTCTTCTGCTTGTTTTAAAGTTATTTGTTTTCCTCTTTTAACTTTTTGTTCTAATGCTTTTTTTTCATGATTAACAATATAACCTTTATCTTCAATTATTTTTATTAAATTATCTCTATTTGTTTTTGGAGGTATTACAATTTTACTTAATATGTTATGTGCTTTTACTAGTTTTTTTAATTCTGCTAATGTCAACATGTTATTTATATAATATTAAAATATATTATTATAATATAATGATTAATAAAACTTTTTCAAAAGGTGATTTAATTGATATTATAAGAACTTTTAATATTGATATATGTAATTATACAACATTAGATAAAACAACATTATCTTCTAGATTGTGGAATGAATTATGTAATATAGAAAGTATATCACCAGAAAATGATATTTATAATATTAATAATATTGAAGAGTTAAAAAATTATTTAATAAATAAAAATCCAAATAAATTATTGAGTGTTAAAGATAAACAAAAATTAATGAAGTTTTGTAAAGAAGTTATTATTTATTGCAATAATGGATATCATATTGATTATAGTATATTTAATGATTTTAAAGAGATAGAATTACAATTAAAAGATATATCTATTTATGGAGATATTCCAAGTGTTAGAAGAGCTATAAGATTATTTAATGAAGACCCTAAATTAGAAAATAAAATTGAACCAATTATTTCTAATAAAGTAAAAAAAGAATTAAAAATGAAAATAAAAAATAAAACAAAAGTATATTATGGTTTAATAATTAAACGTGGTCATTTTTTTGTTAATTTTGATTAAGATAATTTATAATATTTATACTATTTATATCTTTTGTTATACATTTTAAAAATTTAATATCTATATATACTTGATCTATTATACCTCTTTCTTTATGCATATAATCATTTTTAATATATTCATTTTCATTATATTCCCATACGTATAATCCGTCTGTAAATAAAAAATAAAAAAACCATTTTCTATTATCATTCTCTAATGATTTTAAATATTTAATTTTATTATATCCAAACATAGTTGTTGAAAATGCAGTATATTTACAAGTTCTGCTTTTTAATTCTCCTATTATTTCATTATTCCTAAAATCAACTTGTTTTTTTTCATTTTGATATAAATTTAAGTTATCTGACTTAAATTTATTTTTATTTAAATATTTTACAACACCTTTTTCTCTAATTTTTCCATATATTAAATCCTCTGCTAAGTTCCACATATACATTATGTAAGATTTTATTTTTGATATTAAACTTAAAATATTATAAAATCTAATAATACTTAAAAATTAAAATATATGTATAAGTATAGAGAAAATGATAAATTATATTCCAAATGATTTAATGTCTTTAATTCTTGATATTAGAAGTAAAGAAATGAAAAAGGATAAAGAATTAAAAATGAATAAAATAAAATATGATAGAGTTGTTTATGATTTAGAATTTGTTTTTAGAATAAATAAAAATAATAAAAATATACATGGTTCTATTGAAGATTTTAATCAACTTTATATAAGAGATATGATTGATACAAAAAAATATGGATTTTGGATTAAAGATAGATATGATTTAGATTATAATTATTTATCTGATTCTGATTCTGATTGAGGTTTTTTAATATATGTGCTTTGTGCTACTTCTGTTGAATGACCCATTATTTTAGAATCATTTTCCATTTCTTCTTTAACTGCACTATATTTACTTGATAAATATATTTTTCTTAACATAGTGGTACTAATGGATTTTCCCATATACTTCTTTGTTGTTTTTATTAATAATTGTGTTAATGCATTACGGCTTAATGGTGTTCCAGTTCCAGATTTAAATAATACACCCATTCCATTTATTTTAATATATTGTCTTAATATTTTCTCTAAATCTTTTGGAATATCTATATTTAATTCTTTATATTTAGAACTGGTTTTATATTGATTTAATACCATATACATATTATTTTTATTTATAACCATATAATTATGTTCTTTCTTATCTTCGTCAGATAATTTATTATAATCTCTTTTATTTATAACACTCATACCAGCTATATCATTTCTTAATGGTAATCTTGTATATATATTAAATAATGTATATACTTGAATTAATTGTTTTTCTTTTGGTTTTATATCTTCAATTTTTTTTACAAATAAATTTTTATCTTTAATTTCATTTTTCATTTCTTCTATCATTTTATTAACTTCTGATATATCTACAAAATTATCTTTTTGTTTATCTGATATAACACCAGTTGCTTGTTCGTCTTCATATTGTTTATTTAATTTATCTCTCATATCTACATATTGATCTATTAATTCTTTATCTTCTTTATTACCCATTAAATATACAACTATTGCATTTAAATAATTCCTTTTTGTTGTATAATGTAATTTTTCTAATTTATTTTCTACCTCATTATGATTTTTTAAAAAATTTAAATCTTCTGTATCAAATAATTTCATTAATTTCATAATATTTGCTGTATATAATTTAATTGTTGATTCTTTTGCATTAGGTCGCGATTTTTTAAAGATATCAGTTAATTTTTCTCTGTTCATTATATATAAATATAAGATTTTATTTTTATATTTTAAACTTAAATTAATTTAAAAAAATATTTATTATTTATTGAAAATCAACAGTTGTAATTCCGTCTACAATACTTACTACTTTCTCAACTTCAATATATACACGTTGAGTAAATGGTGCTGTATCAGTATCTAAACCACTATATTTAAAATGAACTTCTAAACCTCTGCTATCTACTCTTTCGCCGTCTGGGAAGCGATAAGCATTAACAAAGAATTGTCCACTTAATTGTTCTTGCTGATTAATAGTATATCCTTCAAATTTATTATTTGCTAGTGCATTGCCGTGGCGTGAAAACATAGTCCTAGTAATTTGTGGAGCCATACCTTCGGTTTGTTGAACACCGTGATAATGAAGAGCACTATTAGTTCTATCAATAGGAAAAATAAAATTATCATTCTTTTTAACATTAACAGTTAATGAAGCATATAAACCATTTGCTTCTGTACCACTAAAAGGTGCAATAGCTCTGTAATCATTTAATAGGGTTAATTGATTGTGTCCAGCGGTTTGTGTTCCAGTATTACCGCCGTCTTTACCCATTTTATCACTAGATAACATTACAAACATTTTAGGGACTCTGCGACCAGCACCACCTACATTCCTTACTTGATCATTCCAATCAGCACCAGAGGTTAATGTGGTTCTAGTTAAACGTGGTTCAAGGAAAGTGTATGACATATTAGAATATTGTTTAGCATAAGCATTCATAGTTTCTCCGTCTAAAAATGTATAATCAGCAATTAAACGGCATTCATTTTGATTAAGAGTAATTGGTGTATCTTTATCAGCGTGTAATGATTCTTCAAAACAAGCACGTTTACCAATAGTGGAGGCAAGGGTTAATTCAATTTGGACGTCTTCTTTAAGCATAAATAATGGAAGACTTTGATTACGAAGACAAGGTATGAGCTCGTCAAGACTAATAGAAAATACTGGTTGATTATTTAATTTTTGAAAAGGTTTAAGAACCATATTTGTATCGGTAGCAGTTGCATTTACAATAAATTCATTACCTAAATCAAGTCCTACATATTCGCTATCATTCGTTTCGTCATTATATACAACACCATTAGATATAGCACGACCGCTCATATATTGTTCTCTTTCTTTTACTACTTGCTGGTCAATAAAGAGCGATTTATAAAAATCATAATGTGCCCAATCGTCTACTTCACAAATAGTTTTACCACCAATAACAAGACGTGCTCTTTGTACAAGAGATTTAATACCATTACCAAGAGGGACAAAGCTATCTTTCGCTGGCGAGTTAAATGAAAATGTAATACGCGATTTTGGATTTAGTATACCTTTATTTTGTAATTGGAATCTTAAAAAACTATCGCTGAATATGACTGGTTCTAAAATATCTGTATCAATACGCTGTTCTGCGTCTGTTAATTGTGCGCCAACATTTTGGAGAAAATCTGGGATATCATTTTGTGTATAACTCATTTTATTTATAATAATTATAATATAAATAAAATTTTTAAAAAAAAAATTTTAAATAAGTATATAAAAAAAAGTTTTACTGGATAACTTGCACTTGACCATTCTGGAATACAAGGGTCTGTTTAGCGTGGACAAAAATAAATGCCGATACTGGGTTATTATCCGTTAATGATATATCCATTTGGACACCCCAAGAATCGTCCATAAAGTTTCCACCACTAGTATCAGATCCTACTGTATCATATGCAACACCAACAATCCAATTTACACCACCATTTAATACACCATTATCATTACCAATCCAGTTTTTATTAACATTAAGAGGAGACATAAGGGTGTGTGTAATTTTATTAAATGGAATAATAGCATTCATACCATTTCTTATAACTTGACAATCTACTTGATTCTGTGTATTATCTTTTTTATATACAGTATCAATATTATAATCAAGAGGATATCTAGCACCACCTTTTGTAAATACTACTTGGGATAAATCTGCTACTTCACCATTCTTTCTAGTTGGGATTAAAGTTGCTAATGAATTATAATTTAGATTATTTAAATATCTACTATCAATAAAATTCATAAATACAGAATTTACTTTGGATAAACCAAGTGGAAAATTAATATCAGCATTAGTTGAATTAATAGTTTGATAATATCCAGAAAATGAATTATATTCAAGAGTTCCTCCAACACCAGTATTAGGGTTTGCGGTTGATACTTCACATACTAATTTACAATTTGCTAATTCATAAAAAGCACCTAATAAACCATTAGCACTTGCGTCTCCGCCATTATCAAATAATACCATAGAACTTGGGGCTAGGTGTATAGATATTTCTAAACCACCTACACCATTTCTAGAACTTAAAGGTATAGCAGAAGTTCCAGATAATAGACCAGAAGGTAAATGTATACAAAATTCATTAGCACCTTTATAAGCACTTTCATTAACAACATTATTTACAATTCCTTCGGTGGAAGGAAGAGTTAAACCAGTATTACCAAAAGCACCTATTAATGATTTCTCGTCGCTGGTTGCTGAAAAGAATGAAGAATAAAACCTATTTGCGTGTTTTAGGTGTTCTATTGTTTGTTTACTGCGTGCAGAACTAATAACTAATTGATCTATAACAGACCATACACCAAGTCTGCTATCCATTCTTAAATTATCGCCAGTTTGGACTGTTCTTGCTTGGTCTTCATATACAAATAATTCACCACAGAATCTTATAGAACGTGGTAATAATACAGCTTCTTGTTCAGATATTTGGAAAGTAATAATTGGTCTTCCTTCGTTGTATGAAAATGAGGCATTATGATTTTGAGGTTTTATTTCAAGGTATCTTGTGGACATTTTTATTATAATATATTAATTATTATAATAATTTAAAATATAAAATTAAAAAAAGTTTTTATTTAATATTCAACGGATATTGAGTCCCCTCTTATATATATTCTCCTTAAATGAAAACAAAAGTTATTCCATAATTTATTTTTAGTTGGAGTTGTTCCTTGATAATTTACATTTAGTGTAAAATCTTTATTTCTAGTATCATATACACCACTATTTAGTGCTAGTGCTCTTGATACTATAAAATTGTTATTAAAATCTGCTAATGACCTACCAGATATTTCTGCTTGTTGAAGAGCTTTGGTTAATTCAATTAATGGCTGACTATCAATACTTATTTTAGAAGAGGTCTTAGAACAACGAACTGGTCTAGAAGGTTGAAGGCGTCCGTCATATATAAATTGATAATCTGTAATATGGTCTGATATACCCCTAAATTGATTTACAGCAAATAAGGTTTTATCTGGATCGTGTCCACCATTAATATCATATGTTAAATGACCATTCATTAAATTCTTTTCTGTATAAACAGTCGCGTCTGTTGGAACACATATAAGAGATTTAGCACGTGAATTTATAAGAGGAAGTCTAATAGAACTGACTACGTCCCCAGCAACTTGGGAGTATCTATAATTTTGAGCAGATAAAATGTCGTGAACTATCATACCCTTTTCTTTCATACTATTCATAACAGAATTTACATAATTACTGCCCATATCTACTTCTTGAACTACTAATTCAACATTAGATAAACTATATCCTACTTTATAGGCATTATCTGCTGTATGAAGACTATTAGAATACATAAACCAAGAACCAGATACAATATTACTTCCATTATTAGTACATACTGCGTCTAATTTAATTTGTAGTAATCCGTCTCCATTATTTGCTGTTGCAGAAGAATTAATTTCAGCTATAATAGGAGCATTATTAAAAGAAGCAACGTGAGCATTTGTTGGGTCTACAAAATTAATTCTTTCACCAACTTGGAAGGGGCACGTTTTTGGAGTAATATTAGAATTATCTTTTGTAATATAAAATGTATCTGTTCCAGAACCATTAAGCCAGTTATTAGGAGCACTTGAACCATTAGTAGAATGAAAGCGTGGATTTAGGGTTAATCTCCTATTTCTCATTACACTATCAAGAGGTCTTACACATTTATATGCGTCTTCTAATGTTATAACTATTTCCAAACCAGTTAACATATTAACCCATACTTTTGGAGATCTAAATATACCAGTTTCTAATGGGATTTGGAGTTTAACAGTTTTATATGCTAATGTATCTGCTACTTTATTACCAGTTCCATTATAGGTGGCTGTAAAGTAAGGGTTTGTTTCAGTACAATCGGCACATTCACTTCTAGTTGAACCTAATGTTCCTCTGGTTCTAGGATTCCATACAGTGCAACTTTCAGTTAATGCTCTTTTATTTTTAATAGAATCATTAGTATCATAATCTCTCATTACAGATACCATAGAATTGTAATTGGTAATTTGTTCTAATAATACAGACCCCTTCTCTGCTGAACTATATATCGATATATCCCTAATTAAACTTTGTCCAGCAAGTCTTTCGTCAAGTTGTAATGCTACATTACAAGCGTTAACTTTATCTGGGATAATTTTAAAATCTGCTTGAATATAACATTCGTCAGGTTTAATAAATTGGGTTGTGGGAGGGACTTTGATTCTTAATTCTTGTCCAGAAGAAAAACTTAATCCATTTAATGCTGTGATAGCCTTGGAGGTTTGTTCAATAGGTATTTTAGATTCTGCTTTCCAAAAAGATACGCTCATTATATTTATAATTAATATTATATAATTATATTTTTTAAAAAAAAAATTACAAAAAATATTTTATGATATTGCTTTGCTTATTAATTTTGTTGTTGACGAGCTATACCAGCTCCACCAGCTTCTGCTGAACTTAAACCAGTAAGTAATGCTTGTGGTTTATCTTCACTTTGTTCTTGTTGTTGTTCTTCTTTTCCAGCTTCTGTTTTTTCGTCAGAAGAAGATACAGCAGAACTAATTTCACTTTCTATTCCAGAACCAATTTGGAATAATGTTCCAATGCCTTGTAATGCTAAACCTATTGGTGCTAATGGCGTTGCTTCCAAAACTAATCCAGCCATATCCATTCCAGCACCTCCAATCTCTGCTACATTACCAATTTTATCTGATAATGATTTTTTAGCCCACCCACCATTTTCGTCAGAAGCAATAGCCATTCCCATTCCAGCCAAAGCTCCTACACCTCCAACTGTTTTAGCTCCTAGTCCAGCAAATTTACTTAATTTACTTGCTCCTTCTTCTACTGCTTCTTGACCAGTTTTTATAGCATTAGATACAGCACTTTCAGATTCAGTACCAGCAGAAGCTTCATTAACACCAGTTGTATTTGTTAGAGGTCTATTTTCTACTGGTGGTGTTGCCGTGGTTGGATTATTAGCTACTAAATTTTGAGCTGTTTGTTGTGCAGTTTGTCTAGCAGTATTAACAGCACTTGATACAGCACTTGAACCAACATTACTTGCTTCTTCTACTGCTCCACTTAATATACCACGTGCTTGACCTACTGCTTCTTGACCAGCTTGTTGGGCTGATTGAACAGCTCCACGTGCTTGTGCTATTGCTCCTTGTCCAGCTTCTTGGGCAGATTGAACAGCACCACGTGCTTGTGCTATTGCTCCTTGTCCAGCTTCTTGGGCAGATTGAACAGCACCTTGAACAGCAGTCCGTGCTTGTCCAGCTACTTCACCAACACCTGCTACACCTTGTCTTACATTAGATTGAATATCACCTACAACAGCACGTGCTTTTGTTATACTTTCACCTACTTTTTCACCTGCTTGTTTAAATTTTTGTATTCTATCAAATAAACCTTGGGCACCAGTTAATTCTGCTACTTGTCCAGAACCAGCTTTAATTTGTTCTAATAATTCATTAGTATTAATATTTCCTACATTAGCTTTTAATTGGTCTTTATAACCTTGAATATCTTTTGTTATTTGTCTATTTTGTTCTGCTATACCAAAATTATAATTTTTTAGGTTTGCTTCAAATTCAGAATCATGCGTTCTATCACCACCTATAAAATCCATATCTAATTTATAATATTTTAAATATTTTAATTATTATATTAAAAAAATTAATTATTATGTTCTTCGTCGCTATTATCTTCTTCTTCATTTACTCTTTCAGAAGGATATATTATCTTTTCAAAATTAATCATTACCTCCGCTGGATTCTCTGTTAAATTTAATGTCATAAAATCATATTTTTTTTTAGTCGCTTGTCTATATAAATCTCTAAAATTTTTATCACCACCAAACATAGAACTATATTCTTCTGACAATTTATCTAATTCAGATTCATTTTGTAATCTACCTACTAATATATAATTTGCATTAGATCTAATAGTGGGACTTACTTTACGAAATGCTTGCGTTGATATCATAAGGAGTTGGATATTGCTGTGGCGATATCGGCTACTTATGTTATTTAAAGCAGTAGTTTTATCTCCGAGGCAATCGTCTAGTACTAAACATACACTTGGTTTATTATCACCATAACTATCTTGGGATTTAATTAAATCATAAATCATATTATCATTATAGTGGTCTTCACAATCAAAAGCTTTTTTTAAAAATCTGGACGTTTGGTCATTATTAATTGTATTACTAATTATTTTAACTTGATCAAAATAATCTTGACCATAAAAATTTTTATTAAGCAACATATTACTTATGATTGTTGATTTACCACTTTTAGTCGGCATAACAAGTAAAACACAACTAGGGGGCTTAGGTAAGTTGGGGTGCAGAGGTTTTATTTTTTCTGCTGGTGGGTCAACTATTTTTAAAATTTTTAATTT